TATGTTCGGTGGCGACGCAAATGACCTAACAAGCAAATTAAAAATTAAAGAAGGACAAGGCCCTTACGAGTTGTATAATCCTAAACATCCTAAGTTCAAAGCTAACTACGAAAAATACAAAGCTAAACACCCAGACTGTACAATAGCAGAATATGTTGCAGCAATGAAAAAGAAAGAAGCAACTATGAATGAAGCATCATACGATGAGCCAGAAGCTCCTAATGCCGATGCAATCGCTAAACGTAAACGTCTACAGGCTATCAAAGATCGCCAAGAAGATGAGCGTGCAATGGGTAGTAAAGATGACACTAACACACCAATCCGTAAAGTTGCCGGCAAAGCCTACGGTGGCGCTGCACAGAAAGATGACGTTAGCGATTTAGATGAAGGCATCAAATTTGGCGATAAAATTGCTAATAATTCAGCCGAATTGAAAAAAGCTAAACTAGCTAAAGTAACTGAAGGCCGTGTAATGGAAGAAACAGACTACTTCTATGAACAAGTTGCTAAAGCATTATGTGAAAAGAATCCTAATTTAAACACAGCAGATAGCGAATTTGCTGATGCAGTACGTAAAGAAATGGTAGCGCAGGGTATACAACCTAATCGTGCTAGAAACATTCTTTTAATGGACGAAGATTTCTTAGGTGATGTAGCAACATCATATAGTCATTACTCTAAAGAAGTTGCAGAATGTGGCGTTCCAATGAACAGTCACTTAGGTGGTGTATCAGAATTAGATGAAATTGCAGCATTAGCTGGATTGCCTGCTCCTGTTGCCGAAACTGATGTAGCACAAGAAATTGGATTAGAAAGATCTAGCTTAGAAGAGTTAGACGAAAGTTCAATTAATGAAGCTGCAAGCCGTAAAGACTTCCGTATGGTAGCAGATTTAATTAAAAATATTCCAGATGAGGCTAAACGTAAAGAGTTAGCACAACATCACGCTGATATATTTAAACAACAAAATCCACGCTTCAGCCATGATAAATTCTATGCCGCCGCAGGTGTTGTTAATGAAGCTGAATTACTACCTAATCCACCAGCTGAAATTAATGTTGATATGGATTCCTTACCAGAAGCAGAAATGGCAGAAGGCAATGAATTCTCAGGTGCATTGGCAGCTGCTAAAGCAAGTGGTGCTAAAGAGTTCGAAGTTGCTGGTAAACGTTACACAGTTAAAGAAGATATTAATGTCAACATTACTGCTAACGGTCAAGAAGATGCACTTAACTTATTCCGTAAACTAGCAGGCATGGAACAAGTTACAGCACAACCAGTAATACAAGCAGTTGAATTACCACAAGATGCAGAGTCAGCTATTGCACAAGGTATGATTGATGCAGTTGACGAAGAACGTGATCCAGAATATGTAAACAGCCCACGTGAACAAACTGCTGGCATTGATGCAGCTATTCCGAGTGGCAATGACTTACATGCTACTAAACGTGCTTACAAAATTGCACAACCAGGTGACAATCCGATGGCAGTTGCTGAAGCTAAAGATACTAGCTGGAGCAAATATACTAGCTTGTTAAAAGGTCTAACAAAATGAGTTTAGACTTATTAAAAAAATATGCGATGATTGTTGAAAACGGTAGTTCATTAGAACAGCCAGTCCAAGAAGCACTTTGGGATGATGAAGGCACTAGCCACGCGGCTGATCTAATAGATCAACTCGAGGAAGCATTATCGGAAGCGGTTAGAATTGCGAATCAACTTGAATCTACTAAAGAAGTAGGTAATGTTGTTGGTGCATACACTCGCCCGTGGCTTGAAGCATTTTTGCGTAGTAATAGTCAAACAGGTTCTGTAACTGATCTACGTGGTAGACTAGAAGAAGACGACGAATATTAAAATGAAAACATTGCGCGAATATATTGAGCAACTTACTGAATCCACAATGGATCCAGAAACACAAAACATGCTGAAGGTAGCAAAAGCAAAATATCCTGATGCAACTGATGATTTTAGTGCATTGGCTACATTGGTGCGTAAAGCAAACAACCATAGCATGGCTGACATTAAAACACTTAGCGCAGAAAATGATGCAGAAGAAGCAGACATTGATCAATTAGAAATTGAAAATGATGGTGAAGAATTGGCAATTGATACAAATAGTCATAAACTCGATGCACTTACTGATGAACTTGAACAGTTACGTAAACAAATAGCTACACTAACAGGCAAATACTAATGAAAATTAATGAAATAGTTACTGAAGGTGATGTTAGAACGGGTTCTAAAAATGCCCTTCCTAATCTTCAGTCTTTCCCTCATTTAGATAACAACGCTAACCCATACCTAGCATATCGCTTTGGTATTGAGCTAGCAGGCGCTCCTGACGTAGACGCTGATCAACAGGCAGGCACCGGCAGTGAATTTGTAACAGTAGGTTATAGTGATGCCGATGATGAAATTATTGCTCACACAGCTAAGAAGTTTGGACTTAAACGTAAAACACACGGCGGCAAGAATAGTGTTGAATCCAACAAAGTAAACAAAGTCAGTCCTGTAGCCAAACCTAAGAAAAACAAATACGGTGTTTAAACAATATTCAATTCGTACACAAGACTATTCTCAGGATACTATTCCTGATGCAGTGCTCGACTCTGCCGATCCTATACATGAAATAAAAGCACTTGCTGGCTTAGGCGGCCTAGCCAAATTACAAGAATATACTGCTAGCCAAACTAGTGACGAAGGTAGTAACTGTAGTGTTACTGCTATGGAAAAAGTAAACTATCAACAAGACAATAATGTAAAGCCTGGGACACCCGAGTGGTTTCGATTATGGTTTTCTAAGCCTTATTTGACAGGCGAATCTCCTTTCTAACATAAGTATTTGTATGGCTAAATCACTTGAAGGCGTACTAGTAAAACGTGCGCACCAATCAGAGACCTTTACAGAAGAGCAAATTATAGAATTTGCTCGATGCGCTGACCCAATCACTGGGCCGCAGTATTTCATGAGTCATTACTTCTATATACAACATCCTACTCAAGGCCGTATGTTATATCAGCCGTTTGATTATCAGACACGACTTATTGATACATATCACAATTATCGATTCAGTATATCGTTAATGCCTCGACAAACAGGTAAATCGACAAGTGCCGCTGGTTATTTGTTATGGTACGCTATGTTTGTACCTGATAGTACTATCCTAATTGCCGCACATAAATTTACAGGCTCGCAGGAAATTATGTCACGTATACGTTATGCATACGAACTGTGTCCGGACTTTATACGTGCAGGTGCAACTAGCTACAACAAAGGTAGTATAGACTTTGAAAACGGTAGTCGGATCATGTCAAGTACAACTACCGAAAATACAGGTCGTGGTCTTTCTATATCATTATTATACTGTGATGAGTTTGCGTTCGTTCGTAGTACTATTGGCCGTGAATTCTGGACTTCTATTAGTCCTACCCTAGCAACAGGTGGTAAATGTATTATCACATCGACTCCTAATTCAGACGAAGACCAATTTGCTACCTTATGGAAGGGAGCCAACAAATGCATTGATGAATTTGGCAATGCCACTGAATTGGGAGTTAATGGGTTTAAGTCATTCCGCAGTTATTGGCGTGAACACCCGGATAGAGATGACAAGTGGGCAAGCGAACAACGTGCGCAATTGGGTGATGAACGCTTCCGTAGAGAGATGGATTGCGAATTTTTGATTTGGGATGAAACATTAATTAACCCAGGGCATTTAATTGAGATGGACGGCATTGACCCAATTGAACGACAAGGTCAGATACGTTGGTATAAAAAGCCCAACCCAGCAAATACATATCTTGTTGCATTAGACCCAAGTTTAGGTACTGGTGGCGACCCTGCCGCAATACAAATAGTCGAATTGCCTAGCTTTATACAAGTGGGCGAATGGCAACATAATCGCACACCAATACAACAACAGATTGGTATATTACGTGAAATTACCCGCTATCTAGCAGAAACAGTGCCAGTAACCAACATTTACTATAGTATGGAAAACAACACAATAGGTGAAGCGGCACTAATAACAGTAGCCGAAATGGGCGAGGAAAATATCAAAGGAACATTCTTAAATGAACCTAAGGCTATGGGCTCTGGCAGACGCTATCGTAAAGGATTTAATACTACAAACAAAAGCAAAATATCAGCTTGTTCTAAATTAAAAAATCTAATAGAAACTAAGCGTATGACCATTGCTAGTAAAAACTTAATATCAGAATTAAAAACATTTGTTGCCAATGGCTCTAGCTTTGCTGCTAAACCCGGCGAAACAGATGACTTGGTAATGAGCTTAGTTTTAATAGTACGTATGGCAATGTTATTACAAACATACGATGCAACACTTGATAACGCAATGCGTGATACATTGGATGACTTTATAGAACCTATGCCATTCATAATGTTCTAATTGAATAAATACAATATGAGAGAAATTAATAAAATATCCGAAGCACTATTTGAAAAAATCCGCGACAGGTTTGAAGATGTTAGTTTAGGCGATGAAAATGCCAAAGCTACACAAAATCCAGAAGACGCACGTTTTTTCAACTTTGACTATACAGTTGACGGTGTTAGTCACGGCAACATAACCATTAGTGTTATTGATGAAACTTCGCTTAAAATATACTTTAGTAAAAATATCAGCAGTGAATTAGACGAAGAAGAAAAAGCAAAATGGTATGGCTTTTTAAGAGAGTTGCGTGAGTTTGCTAAACGTAATCTATTGAGCTTTGAGCCACGCGATATTACACGTAGTACACTAAAACATCGCGACCTACAGCAAGTAAGTAAATCAGACAGCACATACAGTAAAGACGAAGTAATCGGCGAAAGCAGAATGCACGGCACAAGTCGTAGCAGTTACGAGCAAGATGGTAACGTAAAGATTATTGTACGTCACAGCGATAGAGTAGATCCAGAGCAACGTGGCGCACGTAGTCGTAAAATTAAAGCATTGTTTGTTGAAACAACAGATGGTGAGCGTTTTAAATTACCATATAACAATTTAAGATATGCACGTGCTATGGCACGTCACGTATCAGAAGGCGGCGATGTCAATGATGATTTTGGTCAACACATTACTAAAGTAGCAGAAGAATGTAGTAAACTACGTCCGTTTAAATCACAAATGGTACGTAGAACATTTGAAGACGCCGAAACGCAAGCTATGGTTGAAGCGGCATTTGAATATCATGGTTTATTGAATGACACTCTAAAAAGAATGAGCGGACGTAAGGGTTACGCTGCTTGCAAAGAAAGTTTCCAGATGGATGAACAAACTCTAATGGATGACTTCGACGTTGATAGTATGCGTGAGCGTTTCGTTAGAAAAACTTACAATGACGCAACTGATACAGCACTACCAATTGTACAAAAGGCATATAATATGAAAAAATCTAATAAATTCGCACAACAATTTGAATCATGGGCTACTAATGTAGCTGAAGGTACATGGGCTACACCAGAAGGTGAAGAACAAGTTTCTGAACTAATTGATTTACTAATGGAACCACTTATTGTTGGTGTAGATGCTACTAACGCTACTAGTGCATTATACAACTTAATCGGCGACGATGTATTGTTTGATCGTCTAGGTGACCTAGCAGAAGAAAACCCAGAAGCAGATGCACGTGATGTAGTTATGGATTGGGTACAAGAAAATATGCCAGAAATCTACGGTAAAGTTATGAACGAAATCGGCGACGTAGAGCCAGCTGATCAATACGAATCAGCTGTAGCTGAAGGCGATGATGAAATGGAATTTGACCGTGACCTTGACGAACCTGATCAAGAATACGGTAGTGATATGGAGTTTGATCAAGATCGTGACAACCCAGATCAGTTTAATCGTGGAATGAGCGAAGGCGAGTATGATCAAGACCAAGTTGAATCAATACAAACAGCAATTATTCGTAGAATTACAAGCAACATTGGGCAACACCAAGAACTATTAATGAAAGCAGGACCAGATGGTGTTATGAATGCTGCACGTGATGTAGCAAGTTTCCACGCACCAATGGAAGAATTAGGCTCGAGTGACATCAGTATCATGGTCCGTGAAGTATATAACGAAGTGGGCGTAGAATATCCAGAAATGAACGAAGCTAAAGACAAAGTAACATATGATCCTAAAACAGGTAAATTAACTGGCTGGGAACACGAAAGTGATTGGAAATCTACACAAGGTAAAGATCCACGTGGTAAGGTAACACACTTAAGTGACGTTGCCCGCCGTAAGTCTGAAGAGTTGGCTAAAACTGATCTTGATGAAGGCAAAATGAAAGAAGTTGACATGGATCTTACAGAACTATCAGATGAAGAATTTCAGGCAAAGTATAATAAATCTAAAGAAGAAATGAAAGCAGCATTGGCAGAAGGATATGAAGATCACGTTAACAAAGATGAAAAACTAAAACGTATGGGCGCAAAACCATTAAGCTTCAAAGACAAACTTAAAACTATCCCTCATGGTATCAAGGCAATAGCTAAAGATGAACCAGAAGACGATGTGTCATTATACAATAAACAATTCGATGAAGATATCGCACAAATGCGTAAAATAGCTGGACTTATGTAAAATAACAATAATAAATCAATTAAACAAAAGGGCATTTTTTAATGCCCTTTCTTTTGAGCAATAAATATCGATATGAATCTAATAACAAAGTTTTTCTGGCAGAAGTATTTGAGCAGATCCTGGGCAGACCGAGGTGTACCAATAATTGAAATTGATGATGTAATTGCTCTTAATTTCAATAGTATGTTTGATCGTAATTATGCGTTTATGGGCACTGATCAACTAATATATCAAGTTGATAAAATTGGCATCGGCAAACGTTTTCTTTTTGTGTTTGAGGATGGATGCAACCCAATACTGTCGGGCGGCATAGAAATAGTTAAACTCATTATTAAAAAATATAATCTTACTCCTGACACTTGTCTTATTTTTTGTAGAGACGATTTAGATATACCGCTGGCAACAATTATTAAGCACGATAGTATACAAATGTGGATAAATGTATTATATCCAACTATCAAAGATATCACTATCTCTACTGGCAGATTTACTAAGAAATTTGCCGCATGGTTTCATCGTGGCACATTTTACCGCCTGCAGATAGCACGTCAACTTTATACACAATATAAAGAAGATTCTTACATATCATATCAGGAATATGGCATGCTGATCGACCTGCCGTTTCTTAAATATTTTGAAGATGATCGAGCTTGGGCTGATGCTAATACTCCAATTATATACGATCAATTATTTCCTAAGCGAGTTTATGATCACGATATGATTGTTGGCGCTGGCCGTAAACCGTATCATGATTATTTTATGGAAATTGTTGTAGAAACAGACTGTGTGAGTAATACATGGATCACAGAAAAAGCAATTAAGAATTTATATATAGGTCGACCATTCATTATGATGTCGGGCGCACACAGCCTAACACGGTTACAACAAGCAGGATTTAAAACATTTAGCCCATGGTTTGATGAAAGTTATGACCAAATTGAAAATAATTATCAGCGATTTGAAGCTATTAAACAAGAAATAGATCGTATAGCTACATTTTCCTTAGACGAGCTTAACAGTATATTCCAAGAAATGTTGCCAACAATAGAGTATAATAGACATCATTATTTAAAATTAGTATCATCCCACAATAAATGAGCACAATAGTACTAGCAGGTGACAGTTGGGGTATCGGTGTATTCGGTGGCACTGGCAGTGACTACGGTCCTTTAGGTATCGGCCCAGCATCTATACTACAAGAACACGGGCACACTGTGATTAATATAAGCAAAGCCGGTGGCTCGAATTGGTTACAACTTGATCGTATGGAAGGTAATTGGAACAATACAGGCAGGTCTTTATATGGGCATTCTCACAGTGACGAATATAAAGAAATTGCCTGGGATACTGTAGATTATATTGTATTCCTGCAAACAGATATATTTAGAGAACACTATCTATATGTCAAGAAACCGCCCGATGCTGAATTCACACAGTGGAAAGAATTAGAGCATACGTTTGTTGATTCTTTATTGAACTACGATAGTTTAGATGATATGATTGCTGATTATTTTTCTAAATTCTATACTAAATTAAACGAAATTGCATTACATCGTAATGTGCAGGTATTAATGTTAGGGTGTTGGGGTCAATTACACCCAAGTGTCAACCAATACAGTAATTTAACATCAGTAGTACCTAGTGCCACTAAGTTATTAATACCTAATCTATTAGAAGATGTATATCTAAGCGACCCTGAGTGGTATAGTCAATTAGCAGATACACCAAAATTTATGCAGAAATTTGGATCTGAGTTCAAACCAATGTCTATTGTAGCCGCTGAGAAATTGGATTTAATATACAAACATTGGAAAGAAGTGCATCCGGACATTACAGGATACAGCAAACTAGTAGATGAATTACTTCCTTATTTTGGTAAAACTATTTAAACTTTTTACTTGACCGTGCAATCAATATAACGTATTATTAATGCATAGGTGATAAATACTATTGTAAGTAGCGGGAAGTTACTTATATTAAGACCAACTTAAAACAACAGGAGAAATACATCATGGCAACATCATTAGCAGAAATCAGAGCAAAGTTACAAGCGCAAGACACACGTAGTTCAGGTAAATCATCACAAGGCGGCGGCGACAACGCAATCTACGCACACTGGAATATTGACGAAGGTGCAACAGCACGTATCCGTTTCTTACCAGATGCAGATCCAAAAAACACATTCTTCTGGGTTGAACGTAATATGATCAACTTAGAGTTCGCTGGTATTAAAGGCCAAACAGACAGTAAAAAAACAACAGTACAAGTACCGTGCGTTGAGATGTGGGGCGAGTCATGCCCAATCCTAGCAGAAGTGCGTACATGGTTTAAAGATCCAAGTTTAGAAGAAATGGGTCGTAAATACTGGAAAAAGAAATCATACTTATTCCAAGGCTTTGTACGTGAGAATCCTTTGAAAGATGATAAGACTCCAGAAAATCCAATTCGTCGCTTTATCATTAGCCCACAAATTTTCAACTTGGTTAAATCAGCATTGATGGATCCAGAGTTAGAAAACTTGCCAACTGACTATGCAGGTGGTTTGGACTTTACTGCTACTAAAACAAGTAAAGGTGGTTATGCTGACTATAGTACTAGTAAATGGTCACGTAAAGAAAGTGCTTTAACACAAGACGAAGCAGAAGCAATTGAGAAGTTTGGTTTATATAACCTTGCTGACTTCTTGCCTAAACGTCCAAACGAAGCAGAGCTTAAAATCATGAAAGAAATGTTTGAAGCAAGTGTTGATGGTCAACCATATGATGAAGAAAAATGGGGTGCGTACTTTAAACCACGCGGTTCATACACATCAAATGCTCCTACAACAACTAATGATGTAGCTGCTCAACCAGCTGATCGTGCAGTTGTTTCTGAACATGTTGAAAGTACACCTGCTCCTGCAGCAGATGTTCCGTTTGAAGCAGATGAAGTGGCAGTTAGTGCTCCAACAGCACCAATAGCTACTCCGGCAGCTGGCGGGCAACGTGCTGAAGACATCTTAGCGATGATTCGCAATCGTCAAAAAACTAATTAATTGTTAAAAGAGTGAGATAGTAGGTTAACTACTATCTCCTTTTCTAAAAATGAAAATAGCAATCACTGGCACAACATCCGGACTAGGGCTGGCATTAAGAGAATGCCTGCAAATTAACCACGATGTTTTTGTCATTGACAAACCAACAATTAATTTAAATTCACTATCCGATCTACAAACTATTGATTTATCCGGAATTGATATATTAATTAACAATGCCGGTCATAGTCACGGTGGCGGCACAGGTATTTTGACACATGATGTACAAGCATGGTCTGATATACTTGATGTAAATCTTCGGGCACCAATTTATCTAACACAGAAATTTATTCAGCAAAATCTCACAGGTAAAATTATCTTTATTACCAGCAGAGCCGTCGAATCGTCAATGGGCGGTGATAGCATTTATTCTGCAAGTAAAGCTGGACTAACAACGTTTATACAATGTATGCGTGATGAATTAAAAAATTCTAATTATCAGTTAATAGAAATCCGCCCAGGCAGGATTAAAACATCATTTGCTAAGAATAGAGGAATACACAATGATCAAACCATTGATTCGTTTTACGACACTAGACAACATATGACTGTTGATGAAGTAGTGAAGGTAATTAATTCAGCGATTGAATTAGATTATATAGAAACAATAACCCTTACTAAGAATGCATAAGTCACCGTTCATTGTTGTAAGGTACCCGTCGGGCGGAGCCGGCAGATTCTTATCTACGGCATTTCAATTGAGTGACGATATTGCCCATTGGGATTCAACTGTTGAATCAACTAAGGGTACAGACAATTTTGCTGATACTAGTATTAACTATGTTGATTCAAAATTCCCAGTTGATTTATCATACCATTTGCGTATGGAGCCCGATTTACCCTATCGCTCTGACTTTTACAGCGGAACATATGATCGAGGAACAGATGTAACAATTGAAGAATACAATCGATTACTAGCCGACGAATATAATGATTATTATTTTGATAATATACAGGCAAATAAAAAAGTAAACTTAATCTTACACAAATCTGAAATTCCTCAATTTATGTTAGGCAGCACTTTTGTTAATGTAATTATTAACTCAGCTCGTGCTAAAGAATGGGTTGAGCAAATGGTATGGTCAAAGCACTATCATGTTGAGTCACCTAATCTAATTAGACAATTACAACATGATCCTGCATATTGTAATCCAAAAAGAAAAGAACTAGTAAAAAAATTCTTTACTGGGGATGCAGTAATACACGTTGATAGTATAGATGAATTTAAAATGATTAATATATCTCAAAATTCAGAATTTAGTTTATTTTCTAATACAGAGAATTTGTACCAACATCCAAGTAACCAACAGGTGACTAATATGGTGTTTGATCTTGATAATATATTCTCTGTAGATACAGTGATTGATAATATAGAACAAATTGCCCGGGGCAGTGCAATCTCAATGCCTAATAAAGACTTATTAAGAAAAATTTATAATATATGGTGGAGTAGAAATTGCAAATAAAACAATATCAACTCTTACCCGAGTCAAAAATTGATTTTACTAGCCTACCATTGAGTTTTCAATTACTTGATCACCTCGGCGGATTTGATATACATAATCGCAATGCAGTATTAGATAGTATAAACAATTATGCTCTTGCACAAAATAAACATTATGACATCTATTATCATAATGTTTTGCCCAAGGCAGTTCGTGACAATTATTCAAATTTAAATCTTCAATTTTCATCAGAATATCAGAATACATTAAATTTCTTGCACTTTGATAATATTAAATTGCCCAATAAAGAAAAAGATTTTAAGAACTTTGTGTGTTCGTTTAATGGGTCTGAGCATATATCACGTCAACTATTAACATCGGCGCTACATAAATTTGGTTGGTTTACACCTGAGTACAATACTAAAAATTTCTCCACATACAAAGATCGTATTGATGGTAACATAATTGAGTGTTTTGAATCAAGTATTGATGAAAGATTTTATAGAAAATTTATCCTAGCTGATGGCGCCGCGGCAGACGAGTTTTATAATAATATCTATTCAATTGAATATACACGATATAATCATAAACGCAATATAAAAATATTATTAGACAAAATAAATCAATCATTTATACAGATAGTATCGGAAACAATGGCAACTAGTAATGTACCTTTTGTTACAGAAAAGTTTTTATATCCGGTAGTGGGCAAATCGTTGTATCTAGGTTACAGTCAACCCGGTTGGCATAAACATATATCTGATGTGTATGGGTTTAAATTGTATACTACGATATTCAATTATGAATTTGATACAATTACTAATCCAGTTATTCGATTAGTAGAACTTTTAGGTATGCTATCAAAGTTTGGTCATTTAACTCCTGCTGATTGGCACGATTTATATCTATTAGAAAAAGATACAATTGATTATAACTATGATTGGTACATGAGCAAACAATACCTAGCACAATTAGAGAAATTTGATGGTTAATTTCGACAGCACAAATCCAGTTATTATACAATTTACGCCATTTGCTGGTGGCAAATTTATAAGCAATTGTTTATCATTGAGTAAGTATGCTGTGCCGCAGGATACCCGTGCTGCTGAATATTTGATTAGTACACCCGATGATTATCATTTTAGGCTAGAGACTGCATTAAATTCGTTGGCACCAAAACACGACATGCTAAATTGGATATCAATGTATGAATACGGTGATGCTGACATATATGGTCCAGTGCAGGAATTATGGAGAACAGGTAGCCCAACTGTTAATTATATAAATTCACTTACTGAGCAACTATCAAATTTAAATTTAAAATTCTTCATTTGCTCACATAGAGGCCCGGGCGAAGTATTAAATTTACTTAAAGTGTGGCCAAACGCTACAGTGATAATGTTAAAAAATTATAGAAAATTTATTGATATTGCATCAAAATTAAAAACATCAAATCTGCAGCCAATTGAATCGTATGCAGGTAATTATTGTAAAGAAAAATATAATGTATTAAAAGGACAAGATTGGCCAACTTGGGAACAATTTGAAGAAAATAACTATCTAACAGATATAGTTGAAATGCAACAATTTTACCAATGGCACCTTGTAAAAAATAATAAAATAATAGTTGATATAGATTCGACTATATTTAATAAAGAACTGTTTATTCTTGAGATGAAAAAATTATACGCTCAAATTGGGTTTGATGATTTTGATTCTGAAGCAATAGGCAAATTTTGGAAAAGATATATGTCATTACATATAGACATAGCTGTATAAATCGTGTAAACTAATATAATATAAACTCAAAGGAAAAACATCATGGCAAAACCATTTGACATTAGTAAATTTAGAAAGTCAATTACCAAAAGTATTGACGGATTAGGTATTGGATTTAACGATCCAACTGATTGGATTAGTACAGGCAACTACACACTAAACTACCTATTATCCGGAGACTTTAACAAAGGTATTCCGATGGGTAAGGTAACTGTGTTTGCTGGTGAATCCGGCGCAGGTAAATCATTTATCTGTTCAGGCAACATTGTACGTCATGCGCAAGAGCAAGGTATCTATGTAATCTTAATTGATACAGAAAACGCACTTGACGAAGCATGGTTACACGCATTAGGTGTAGACACAGACGAAAGCAAGTTACTTAAACTTAACATGGCTATGATTGATGATGTGGCTAAAGTTATCAGTGACTTTGTTAAAGAGTATCGTACACTTCCAGAAGAAGACCGTCCTAAAGTATTGTTTGTTCTAGACAGTTTAGGTATGATGCTAACTCCAACAGACGTTAACCAGTTTGAAGCAGGTGAAATGAAGGGTGATATGGGCCGTAAACCTAAAGCACTTACGGCACTTGTACGTAACTGTGTAAACATGTTCGGTACATTAAACTTAGGTCTAGTAGCAACTAACCATACGTATGCGTCACAGGATATGTTTGACCCAGATGACAAAATCAGCGGTGGCCAAGGCTTTATCTACGCTTCGAGTATCGTTGTAGCTATGCGTAAACTTAAACTTAAAACAGACGCTGATGGTAATAAAACTACGACGGTTAACGGTATCCGTGCCGCTTGTAAGATTATGAAAACACGTTATGCTAAACCGTTTGAGTCAGTGCAAGTAGAGATTCCGTATGAAACAGGTATGAGTCCTTACAGTGGTATGGTAGATATGTTAGAAGCTAAGAACATGCTTAAGAAAGAAGGCAACAGTTTAGTCTATACACTAGCAGATAAGGTTGTTATTAAAAAATTCCGTAAAGCGTGGGAACGTAACGAAGATGAATGTTTAGATAAAGTTATGAAAGAAATTTCGTCTAATCTGCATCTGCTAAGTATAACAACTACTGAAGTTGCAGATGATGTATCTGAAAACGAAGTACTCGAGCAAGGGGCTGAATAATGAGTTTAGAAATTGATTTGTTAAGTGAAATGTGGCTTACTACTAAGGAATACATTTCGCAAAAGGATCGCCAAGCAGTGGCAGATCATGTGGTTAATGTAGTTGCTGATCACAGCATTACAGAAGCAGATTTGAAGAAGTTTGGCGGTACTGATGCTTACCTTCGACGTGCTGTAGAAGAATATCTAGGCGAAGAAGCTGAACCTGAAAACGACTACGACGACGAGTAATTATGTGGTATAATAAAGTAGTACAAGATATCGCTAATTTACCCGACTTCATTGACTACTATAGTAATGAACTGACGCAGGCTAAAAATGAAGTCAGGGTAAACGGCAATATTGAAAAAGGGCTAGCTACATTGCCCGGAGTTACTGAGCAACGGTTCAATCAATTACAAGAGATTGAAGCGGTGCTTAACTTTCTCAATATCAAACTTCGCAAAATCCGTCAAGACCACTACAAAAAGTATCTCGAAGCCTACGCACGTGCGCTGACTAGTCGCGATGCTGAAAAGTATGTTGATGGCGAAAGCGAAGTTATTGATATGGAAACAATCATTAACGAAGTGGCTCTACTACGTAACAAATGGTTAGGTATTATGAAAGGTTTAGAAGCAAAATCATACATGATTGGACACATTGTTAGACTGCGTACAGCAGGAATGGAAGATGCAACAGTTAATCAATAATGTAGACGAACTTTTAGCACAATGGGAAGAGATTAAATACGTTTCTTCTCATATTGGTCCCGACGATGATATTGACATATTGGATTATATGCAACGTAAAGGCGAGCTAATGACCTATTCACAGGAATTACGATTTGCAAGATTAAGTAATAATGCCGAAGACGAAGCGGACTATACTGCAAAATTTATAGAAGCTTACACCAACTTCAGTAAAGATTTTATTTTTAGGATATTGAAAAATGGCAAGGCACGCACTTAAGGTATTAAATCAACTTAGGGAGTACGATAGCTTTCTTGACAGTTTAACAACCATTGTGGACATGGGCTGTGGCACAGGTGAAGATATTACCTGGTGGGCAACTTTAGAATCACGTGATGACCCTCCTCGCCCTTATAATTATAATTGTTTTGCAGTTGATCGAGATGCTGATAAACTTAAACAAATACCTCGACTAGATAATATTCGACTAATTAATAAAGATTTTACTGCTCGATGTATTCCTATACAAGCCGATCTAGTATGGTCGCATGATAGTTTACAATACAGCACCAATCCGATTGAAACATTGCGATTGTGGAATGATCAAATGAATGTTAATGCAATGCTAGTATTGAGCATTCCGCAACACAGCGGAGTAGCAGATAACAAATATTATAGTCGAACACATAGTGGATGTTTTTATAACTTTACTCCAACTAGTTTAATCTATATGTTGGCAGTAAATGGGTTTGACTGCAAGGATGCCTATCTACTTAAAGCATTTAATGATCCGTGGATACACATAGCAGTATATAAATCAGATATACCACCAATGGATGCAACTACTACATCGTGGTACGATTTGTTAGATACAGGCTTGTTAAATCCAACTATAGTTGATTCGATAACCCATTATGGATATCTACGTCAAGAAGATATATTATATCCGTGGTTAGATAAAGAAAACTACTTTATTGATTATGTAAGTCAACGGACAGAAATTCCAGAAGAAGCTACACGTACATTTGATGGGGTTATTAATATATCTACACCATCGGACAAGCAGACTGTGCAACAGGCAAATATAATTAAAAAACAAACTAAGATAGCTAAGCCAATCGGTATTATGCGGCCACCAAAGAAAAAATATGATTAATAAAATTATACTAGTCACCGGAGGATTTGATCCTCTGCACAGCGGGCACATAGAATACTTTAAAGCTGCTAAGGCCTTAGGTAATATACTTGTTGTTGGAGTAAACAGTGATGCTTGGGTAGCCCGTAAGAAGGGCCGTGCGTTTATGCCCGGCACCGAACGTATTGCTATTATTGAAAACTTGAAGATGGTTGACCACTGTATATTGTTTGATGATAATGACGGCACAGCTATTGAAGCAATTAATAATGTTAAACTAATGTATCCGAATAGTCATATAGTATTTGCTAATGGTGGCGATAGAACCCAAGACAATATCCCTGAGATGAAGTGTAAGGATGTAGAATTTGTATTTGGTGTTGGCGGCATGGAAAAGCGTAATAGTAGCAGTTGGATATTAGATGAGTGGAAAGCACCTAAAACTGAGCGAGAATGGGGTTATTATCGCGTTTTACATGACGTTTTAGGCTTAAAAGTCAAAGAATTAACCATCAATCCAGGCAAGCAACTAAGTATGCAGAAACATTATAATAGATCTGAATTATGGTTTATTGCTGATGGCCAAGCAACCGTAGGCGAATATAGTCGTGTTTATCCAACTACTATTCAATCGCCGCATTTACCTAAGCATTCAACTCATCGCATACCGGAAGAACAGTGGCATCAATTGGCTAACCCTTACAACAAACCCTGTCGTATAATTGAAATACAATATGGTGACATTTGTGTCGAAGATGATATCGAACGTCGAGAATAAATACTATATCATGAAAATAAAAGACATCATTAACGAAGACATTAATAGATTACGTCAAGACGTAATCACACAAATACAGACAACAGATGACGAAATGCTGTTGAATCGTATATTTACAGTGCTTAACCAGACTGGTCTAACTGAACGTATTTCAAGTATATTACATAGAGATACCGATACTAAAAACTATTTGAATATGTTAACGCAGTTAATTATTCAAACTGAAGGTACTTATGAAGAAAAGAACGCATTTGTTGTAGGATATCCTAAAGGTTATATCAATGTTCCAGCAATGATCAGCGGCAACATGGTTACCTTTGATGAATTAATTACAGGTATACCAGGTACACCAATCGAATTTGTTAAGCGTGTGTTCTACGCATTAGCTGGCAGTCAAAATGACAAAGGCCCAGGTGAACTAGCACTTGCTGTGTTAAGCCCGCTTATTGCTATTTCGGGTCGTGGAGATTTGAAAATAGGCAAGATGGAAGTTGAAGTTAAAGGTGTATCACCGACAGGCACCGGCGGCGGACGTATGGGAGAAGCTGGCGGCAAGGATATTCCCTATGAACAGAACCCAGCGATATTAATGAAATATACAGGTAAAGATTACAGTGCAGCAAATGCGCACGTAAGTGATATTCCTAAGATCTTAGCAGAAATTGAAGATCCTAAACAGAGATTACAATGTGCTACTGAATTGTTTACCTACATATTTAGAGGTAAAGTAAATGTAACAGCAATGGCACAACAAGCTGCCAACGGCCAAAGCGTTATTCCACAATTCTTTGCAGCAAATTATGAAGTGTACAAACAACGTCACGGATTTGATAGTCTAATGATCTTAGACTTTAAACTAGGACGTTTACGTAACTATACAGACCCGATGGTAATGATCAATGACATCGGATTACCTAATCCGTACATTACAGGAGTACACGTCGATCGTGGTAGCATACCTCAATTGACGTTTTCAAAAAAAGCTAAAAAATAAATTTGACAATCATCTTAAGTTATGTTATAATAGTATTTTAAATAATAACTTAGGTACATACTATGTCAAAAAAGATAGCGTCAGTTGAAAAATATAACATTGATAACTGTGATGCCGTATTCAGTGGCAATCGATTCCAGTTAATTTTAGCCGCAGGTGTGCGCGGACACGAAATTGCAAAAACACGTGTTATTGCCGCCCGCAATGCAGGATCAACTACAGCGCAACCTAAATATGAAAATCTTCCTACTGTGCAGGCCTTGCTAGATGTCGAAGCAGGTACCTGTGGTGTAGAATACTTAACTAAAGTCGGCAAACAAATTAGGCAATAATTTATTTGGGCCTTTAGCTCAGTTGGTTAGAGCGTCCGACTCATAATCGGAATGTCACTGGTTCAAGTCCAGTAAGGCCCACCAAACACTCCGGTGTTAGTTAAATGGATATAACAGGGGATTTCTACTCCCTAGTTGGGGGTTCGATTCCCTCACGCCGGACCAGTAATATAACATAAGGATATAAGATGTCAGATATAAATGAATACGATTATGAACAAGTAATGGCAGAGTTTTTAGCCAATGGTGGCCAGATACAACAAATAGCTCGTGGTGTACAAAGTGAAACAGCAACAACTAACTTCTGGGGTGCACCAAAGAAAAAAGCCGCAGTTGAAGCAGTAACTGAACTTGGCACTGCTGGAATTGATATAATTGGCGAATAAGTGTATATATTACATCGTATCAAAAATAAAAGATAAATAAATTAACAAACAGATTGACAGGTTATTAAATAGACTGTATACTTGTTGTTATAGTAACAAATTAATTAAAGGAATGCGAAAGCAAAATGTTTAACCAGCTACATCAATTTAAAATATCGAAACAAGTCTGCGCACTTGCTACGATGTCTTATTGGTCAGCGATTGAGACATTAGGCAATGATCGCACACCGAATAGTATCTATGGGGATCTTAATTAGAGTTTATATATAATATAAGTTAATTTTAATTAAGAACCCTAGAGCAGAAATGTTACTAGGGTTTTTTGTTTTATGTGTCTCGGAAACGAGGTCCAACAAGGCACATTAAAGATAGTTTGTAAACGGGCGGACAAGTGGATGGCATGTTCTTTTGTGGACAGAAAATACTTGTTATAATAAAGTACATTAGTCGGCAACTAGGTCCCACCCAGAGTAAAAGTGGACGATGTCTTAGGTGAGTAATTAGTGTACTTTATTATACGCATTCGCAAGAATGCGTTAACAGTTTGTAGATAGTCCTGTTGGGCCAGGAGCCTAGCCATGCTAGGTCAAGATCGCAACTTGTTGGGTTCGATTCTCCGTCGAGTCGCCAAAATAATAGTTGACATCGTATATCAAAAATGCTACACTATATAGATAGTAACAAATAAGTAAATGGAAGAAAGCCGTAACAATATGTATTCGAGGTTAGGAGAGTACGGCAAACCGTCCAAGGGTAGCTGATGCCTGTGGTGAAACTCCACCGTTGAAATCAGTCATGATTCTGCACATGATAACAGGCCTGTACTGGCCGCAGAACTTTTATCGCGGGGTGGGGAAGTGGCAACCCGACAGGCTCATAACCTGTAGATCGGCGGTTCGAATCCGTCCTCCGCAACCAACACAGGAGAAGTAACATGGCAGTGAAAAAAGCAAATCCAATGCAGACACGCACGGGTAAACCACGTTTAGGTCCATTGAACCTAACACAATTAAATACCATGTTAGAAAAGACTAGTAAGAAAAAGGATCAAGCAAAGATCCGTAGTCGTATTAGAATATTAGAAGCACGTAAGTAAAAGTTTTAAGCCGCTATAGCTCAGTTGGTAGAGCAACGGATTTGTAATCCGTGGGTCGAGGGTTCAACTCCTTCTGGCGGCACCAGTTTAGGCTCCCATCGTCTAGAGGCCTAGGACACCCGCCTTTCACGCAGGTAACAGGGATTCGAATTCCCTTGGGAGTACCAATCGCGGGATTGGTGTAATGGTAGCACAAGAGTTTTCCAAACTTTTAGCGAGGGTTCGATCCCCTTATCCCGCTCCAGACACTAGGGTTACACTTTGTCTTTATGAAAGTGGGTAAATTGCCGATACCATAAAGGCACAGTGCGTAAGATCTACTGCAAGGCTCACTATATGAGCGACTTGAGAATATCCTAGGTTGTTTTACTGTTACATCCACAAGTAAACAGTTGGACAGGGTAACTACTCAGTTCTGGGCTAGGTGGTGCTAGTAGCAGAATACTTACACTAAGACTATTATATGAATCCAAAAAAATCAAATCCTTACCCGGAACTCGACACGTTGATATCAGACCAGGTTGATTTGGTTAGTAATTATCATGGAATGTATGATAGTAGCTCAACAAAAAAATATATAATTTATTCATGTCTAGGTGAAGCTACTAGAAATGATCAAATTGAAAACATGTTAAAACGCTATCAACATTGTCGAGTTGCTATAGTTACCACAAGAGATTATCCCGAAGAGTTCAGTCAAACTTATGATTGCAAGTTTTTTAAAATACCATCGGCCTATGCATACTATACAACAGAGATGCCGCAAGTACCGGTTAATTTTGATAGAACATTTGAAAAACTATTATTAAGTTTAAACAATCGTGCCGCGTGGCCGAGACAAGCGTTATATCAGTTTATGTTGAAATTTAATCTATTAGATCGCTGTTACTTTAGTTATTTGATGCAGGATCGTTTTGGTGTTAACGATAGTAAAACTATATATAATACTCTAAACGATACAATTGGCAATGGTGAACGATGGTATAACTTAGATTTAGATATGGAACAGGCCTATCAAAAATTACCATATAAAATAGATAATTTTGTTAATAATGATTGGGGTCCGGGAAACATTGAGTATTACGAAAAAAGTTTTTGTTCCTTTGTCAATGAAACATATATAAATGAAAACTATAATGTATTTTTTACAGAAAAAACTATGAAACCATTGGCATACGGACATCCGATGTTATTGTTTAGCAGTGCTGGTGCACTAGCAGAATTGAAAAAATTAGGATTTGAAACATATAGTTCTATATTTGATGAAAGTTATGATAGTGTTGATGTTCCTCAACTAAGATTTGAGCTATTACTTAAACAATTACTTGATCTTTTTAACCAATCACAGGAAACATTAAATTCAATGTATACAAAAATTAAACCTGTGTTAGAACATAATCATAATTATTTTTGGAATGGATTGCATCAACAATATCTTAAAGATATTAATCAAATTCAAGAACAAATTAGTGAGTATTTTAATCACAATGTTTAGCAGGTAAGTTTGACTATTATCTCTGATAAGTACTTGACACAGTAACTAAACGGTGTTATAATAGTTTTTAAATGGAAGTGTGGCTGAGTGGTCTAAAGCAGCAGTTTACTAAACTGTCGATCCGAAAGGGTCCGTGGGTTCGAATCCTACCACTTCCGCCAAATATAACGAAGAGTGGATGAGTGGCTGAAATCAGCAGGTTGCTAACCTGTCGTACGTAGTAATATGTACCGTGAGTTCGAATCTCACCTCTTCGGCCAAGTTATTCCGGTGTAGTATAATGGCAGTGCGATGGTCTCCAAAACCATTAGTGGGAGTTCGATTCTCTCCACCGGAGCCAATATTATTGAGCAGTAAGATTAATCTAATGAATGAAGAACAACAATTAGCCTGGGATATATTAAGTACTCCTAACTATGCGGACTTTAAAGAGTACCGTAGACAGCATCGTACCACGTGGCTAACTAAAACACGCAAAATCTTATTGATTAGTGACATGGATACAGCACACATCATAAGTTGCATTAATATGTTAGAACGATTAGAACAACAGTACACTTTTGCCTACGGTGGCCTAATAGAAGAACTGAGAAAGCGTGGATCTGAATATGAAAAAACTGAATTTCAATGAAGTACGTGATTTTATCAATGCACAAAGTGATGCAACTAAAATTTACATTGGTGGTGACAGCACACGTTTTCGTCTAAACGGTCAATGGCATGCAGAATACACCTTGGCTATTGTAGTACACATTGACGGTAAACACGGCTGTAAAATATTTGGTGAAAGTTCAACAGAAGTAGACTACGACCAAAAACGTAATCGTCCGAGTATGCGCCTAATGAACGAAGTGTACAAAATTTCAGAACTGTACTTGAAACTACACGAAGTATTAGAAGGTCGTGATGTTGCTGTACACTTAGACATCAACCCAAACGAAGAACATGGTAGTAGCTGTGTTGTAACACAAGCAATAGGTTACATTCGCGGTACTTGTAATGTTATCCCAATGGTTAAACCAAATGCTTGGTGCGCAAGTTATGCCGCTGATAGACTGCATCATGTGCTTAAAACACAAAAGGCAGCTTGACAAATTAGCTGTTTGGTAGTATAATACACAATCAACTAAGGAGAGCGACGTGCGTTTAGCAATAGCATCAGATATACATTTGGAGTTTGGCAGTATAGAGCTGACCAATGACTCTGATGCCGATGTGCTTATTTTGGCTGGTGATATCTGTATGGCTCGTGACTTTGAAATCACCGAGACTAAACGAGCAGAACGTTACTTTGCTTTCTTTGAACAAGTATCAAACGAGTTTGCTAAAGTCATTTACATCTTGGGTAATCACGAACACTACAACGGTGACTTTGCTTATAGCTATGGCATACTTAAACGTCACCTAGCTAAGTTTCCTAACATACAGGTCATGGACAAGGAAACACTTGAATTAGAGGATGTTACCTTTGTCTGTGCTACTATGTGGACCAGTATGAACGATGAGGATCCTGTTACTCTACACGCTGTTAAAGACATGATGAATGACTTTCGCAATGTAAAGAACAGTAACAGAATGATATCACGTACAGTTCCATTGTATGATGATGGTGAGTATAACGTGGACCGTAAGGTTATTGGGCATAAGGTCAAAGAAGAACCATCTAAGTTTAGTCCACAGGACAGCGTCGATGATCACAAGCAGGCCTTGGACTATATTAACCATGTGTTGATGAATGATGACACTAAGAAATATGTAGTAGTTTCGCATCATACACCTAGCTGGCAGAGCTGTGCACCTAAATGGTTAGGTGATCGTGATATGAACGGTGCGTTCCATACTGAACTTGGTGACTTCATAGCCTATCGCCCGCAGATTAAGTTATGGGTACACGGGCACACACATGATGACTTTGACTATGCTATAGGCGAAACACGTGTAGTATGTAACCCACGCGGTTATATAGGACATGAAAGTCGAGCTGATAACTTTGAGTTAATGTATGTTGACATTACATAAAATAGGCAGTATACTAATTATATGAACTACACACTTGAACAAATTATAGAACTAGCAAAAGAAGTAGAAACAACTGATGCTATAGATTGGGATAACTTACCGTTGAATAAAGATAGTATATATCAACTGGTAGGAAGTCAAGCATACGAACTATATCAGCAATACGTCAATGCACAAGATGGTGAAGCAATTATAGTAGCAACAATCACTAAACTGTTAGTAGAAAATTTTGTACTAAATCTCAAAGTTGAATCACGATAAGGAGCAATACACATGGCTAAAACAAACGCAGGTTTTAAATTAGGTAAGATGGTTAAATTAACACTAGCAACAATCTTAGATAAAACCGAACGCAGGATCTATTTGAAAGCAATGGTCAGCGCACAGCAATCATATATGGAATCAAAAAACAAAAAGTTCTCCGAGTTACGCTCAACACCAGCTAACGGTGGTCAAGCACGTCAACCTAGTTAATTGAATCAAATAAGGCAGAAACTTGTTAATTTTGGCAAGTTTTTCTGCCTTTTCTCTTGACTAACGTATCAAAACAATGTTATAATAGTAAAATAAGAGTTTATCTTAAATTAACTGGAGTACACATTATGTTTGAATCAATCGAAATTCGTAAAGTAGCAAACGGTTTTATTGTAATTTTAAATACAGAAGAAGATGCTAAAGAGTTTGTATTTGACACAAGCCGCAAAGCAGTTAAATTCATTCGTGAATATGTAGAAGGCAAAGTATCACAACCAGCATAATTTTAGTTGCGTAATTGGCTAAAATAAATACTGTATAGTAGTAACATTCAATTAACAAGGAACACTTCAATGTCAAAAACCGTGCTGGTAACAGGTGGTGCAGGCTTCATCGCACATCACGTTATCGAAAACTTACTTAAAAATACAGATTGGAATATTGTCAGCTTAGACCGCTTAGACTTTTCGGGCAACTTAAACCGATTAGCTGATATGATGTCAGACTTTGACGTAGAAACACGTAAGCGTGTTAAAGTTGTATTCCATGATCTACGTGCAGAATTAAATCCAATGGTGGCTCGTGACATTGGTGATGTAAACTATGTTCTACACTTAGCCGCAGGATCACACGTTGATCGCAGTATTGAGTTTCCGATGGAGTTTGTTTGGGACAATGTAGTTGGCACAGGTCACATCTTAGAGTTCGCACGTAAACTACCTAACTTAGAACGTTTTATCTACTTCTCAACAGATGAAGTATTTGGTCCAGCACCAAATGGTGTTAACTACGGTGAGCGTGATCGTTACAACAGTGGCAATCCTTATTCAGCTACCAAAGCTGGCGGCGAAGAACTAGCAGTAGCGTTTGAAAATACCTACGGGCTACCAATTTATATTACACATACAATGAACGTGTTTGGCCAACGTCAACACCC